GTTTGGTCACGATCTTTTGCTCTACGTTTATCAAGATATTCTAATGTATCTATATAATCAGTTTGCTGATTTAAGTTTTGATCTTTCATACCAGTGAATCCTGCTGCACGTATTTCTGCAACTTGTACATCTGTATCTCTATCAAGTTGTGCTTGTTCTGCTTTATATCTAAGTTCAGCCTCTTGACGTTTGTTTTCACCTTCTTGACGCATTTTCTCAGATTCAGTTTGAGCTTGTGATTGCTGTTGCTGTTGAGCTTGTACTTTCTCCTCAACGCCCTTAAGAGTGTGTGTAATCTCTGCAAGTGAGTCTGCCTTGATCAAGTTACCTAAATCATAAATAGATGCACCAGACGTGTTATTACTGATAGCAAGCTGTCTTATCTGCTCCATGATCTGACGCTGATTTACTTTAGTAGAAATAAATATGTTTAATTCTCTTGCCAATAACTCTGTGCCATTCATTTCAAAATTAACTTTCTCATCCATAGTTGTCATATACTGCAACCTTAGACTTGGCTTATTAGATTGATAATACTGTGCTAAGTCTGTACGCATTTGATGAACACGTGGCATAAGATATTCTGAATGCTGTACAAAATACATTTCTGTTTGAGAATAACTTTGATTAATAGCTTGTTCAATACCTTGTGCTGTTTCTTGTGCGTTTACTGCACCCATACGTTGAGCTGATATTCCAATTGTTTCAAAACATTGTTGTTTGAAATGATTAGCTAATTGTATCCTTGACATTAATCTATTTGTTTGTTCTAGATTAAGTACTTGATAATGTTGGAAATTAAGAGCGTTCTCAGTATTTGTAATAGATGTATCCAAAGGTAAAATACCAAAGTTCTTCATTGCTACATACGCTTTACCAAAATTACCATGTCCCCAATCTTCTCCTGCTGAGTGACGTGGTAATGCATTCTGATCCAACATGATAACAGTACCTAATTCATCAATTAAAATGTCAGCAATTTGATTATTTACAAGATTGTATCCAACTTGATAAGGTTTCATTTTATCTACCAAAGAACGTGACTTTGTATTTCTATCAGAAAATACTGCACCCTCTACTGGAAGTTTACAACCATATAATGTAAAGTCTCCTTTAAATTGAAATTTAGTAGGTGCTACATTTAAATAGATTGGAGAAAAATTCATGTTATCTGTGTTGCCATAAAATGTTGGTCTATTAGGTCCAATTTTTACACCACCCCATGTCTGATTTATCCATATCCAATCAATGTGTTCACCAAGTAATAAAGTTTCTCTTGATTTTACTTTAATTACAGCTGTATCATAAAGTGGTTTTTCTGTCACTTTATAGTTCTCATCAACTATCATATCAGTAAGCATACCCTGCTCATCTATGCGTGTAAGATGTCCAACCATTCTTTGAGATTTCCAATAACCTGTTGTTACACGTAGTAAACCAGTATTATCAAAATCCACCATGTCTTCTGATTCAGCTAAGATTCTTAAAATAATATCATCACCAGAACCATTTACTGTATCTCTATATGATGTAAACTGACGCATTCCTAATGAAGGACCATCAACATTCCAATCATGAGAACGTGTAGCATCATAAAAAGAACCATCATTTTGTACACCTGGCAAAATATAACCAGCAGCTTTAACAGGATATATTGCTTCTAAACTTTTTAACTGATCACCATTCATCTGATAACCATATTTATCAATAACATCAGCTGGTGACATTAAATCAATTTTACCAGCCCAATTACATTGAGAAATATATCTTGCTCCTGGAGACTTGTGGTAAAATGTAATAACAGGATTCCAAACCTCAACTTCATAGTCATCTTCTAACATGTTAAAATGCCAGAATTCTCTATCAGCAATAAGACTATCTTTAAACGCAAGAGTTTCTAACTCTTTCATGTGAAATCTTTCTGTATCAACAGCATGCTGATGTGATGCCCACTCTTCAACCATTGACTTATAGTTCTTTTTAAAAAACTCTTCAATCTCTGGTAATGTTTTTAAATTCTCAGGAGACATCATTTGTTCTGCCTGTTGTTGTTGCTCTGGATTATTTGGATCAATGCCCATTGATTCAACTTGCATCTTCATTTTCATCTCTGCTCCAGCAAGTAATGTTTGTTCAACCATTCCTCTTTTTTGCTCAAGCATCTCATTATATGAAGTATCATCAACTGACTTATACATAATTTTATCATTACGTTTGGCAAACTCACCAACCATAACATTTATTACGTTAGGTATAATTGGAAAAAACTTTAACTCAAATGCTGATGCATCTTCTTTTGTCAGAACATCAATAAGTTCTGCCATGTCATTATTTTCCTCAACAATATAATCTGTTTTATCAATAATACCATTTGCTAACTTGTAGTTTTTTAGCAAACGTCTAGCATTTCTGCGAATCTGTTGAAGACCTTGCATCTCATACCAGTCCATATTCCAAGCACCCCATGCTTCATCTTTATCTTTTGAATTTAGAAATTGAACAGGTTGAGTGAATGTTCCCATTCTGTTAGCATCAACTTTTGCACCATTTTTAAGTTGCAACGCATTGAATATTTTCATATTACTTCATGTTTTTAAATGGATTCCTAGGCTTTCTCATCATTGCTGATTCTGGAGTATTAGCAGAATTACCCATGTGACGAAAGGGACTCATAAATAAGTTAGCATTTTTATTTGAATTTTGCAAACTATCAGGATTTTCATGATCTATTCTTTTTGCAAAACCTCTGTTTGATTCTTGAACTTTAGCAAAAGCAACCAATGCACAAAACGCAACAAGTCTATCCACGTTTAATCCATCTCTATATGCTTGCATTTCTTTAAGTAACATTATATCTGGTATTCTTTCTACTCCATATGTCACTCTAGTGATTGTTCCATCAGCTTTTGTTGATACATTCATCTCTTCTTCTAAGAACTGAATAGCGTATGATACAAGATTAGATTTAAATAACACACCTGTATTCTTCCAACCATATTCTTGATAAACATTGTTATTACTTCCAAGTTCTTTTAAGAACATAATTTGGTTTTTTGGTACAAGATATTTTTGTTTGCGCTCTGATATCATATACTGAATAAACAAGTGTACGTTATTTTCCACTAATGTCCAAGCATTATAATACTCTATAATTAGTTTAAGTCTTTCATGTGTTTTTTTTAAATCATCAAAACGTCCACACCATGATGCAACTATTTTATCTCCTTCAATATGTGACTCTATAGAGCCATCTTTCTTATGAACAGTAACTTCTTGTGCAGTCTTGTACACAAATATAGAACACAATGATTCTGATGTTGTTGTTTTACCTTCTGACACAGGGTCAATAGAAGCATAGTATGTTCCAAATTTAGGATTTTCTATTGGCTTCTCATAAATAACAATTACACCTTCTTTGTTTTCTGTTTTTGGTGAAATGGGAAATTCCATTATTGGCAACTTGCGTGTAAACTTTTGTACAATCTTGTCATCTTCCCAAATCAAATCAACAAATTCCATTGGATATTCTTTCTCTTCAATACGTTTAATCTGTTGAGAAACAAGGTGTTCTGGAAATCTTGCATCTTTTCTATAGTCAAATGCT